CTTGAATGCCTGGTACTTCCGGCCTCGTTGCAGGATGTATTCCGTCTCCATCGGCTGGTAGTTATGTTTGTTCCGGCGGATCGTCTTGGTGTCGATCAGTTCCTGGGCGATTTCGTCACTAATCGGGACGACCCGTTCCTTGTTACCTTTCGGCGAGTACTCGTCGTCAAACTGAATGTGTAGCATCCAGCCACCGTTGAACTCCTTCAACCAGGACCACTTCGCGTGCCGGCATTCATCGGCCCGGAAGCCGGCGCCGTAGGCCATCAGAAACGCGGCGTAGCTGTCAGGCAACTGTGTCTTCATGTCCTTGATGTCCGCAAAAAATTGCGCCTCTTCATCCGCGGTCGGCGGAACGTACTTGGTGCTACCGGAAGGCAGTAACCTGACCTCGTTCAGGACCAGGATATTGGCCGGCAATTCCACGCCAACCTCTCCCCAGAAATCGGCCCGGACACGCTTGCCGAAGATGGCCCTGGCCTTCTTCAAGACACTGTTGGCACCACCGGCGGCGATATTCTTCAACCGGCCCGGCTTCATGTGGTCGACAGCATCGGACTGGAACTTCCAGATCGCCTGCTTGTCGAACTTGTCGACTCGCAGCTTGTTGAAGTCACCCAGATGCGCCAGGACCTTTTTGAGGCAATAAACGTTGAGTTCGCGGGTCTTCAGAGAGGCGCCACCAACCTGTGCGTCCCCTGCAGTCAGGTACTTGGCAGCCAGGTCGACCAGGAGTGGCCAGGTGCTGCGCTGACCCAGGACCCTGACCTGATCGTCACCGTGCAGCCTGGAGTGAACCTCCTGATTGATCGCCTCCCAGGCCTCCTGCTTGGAGTGTTCCGGAAGTGCGGTGATCCAGGTGTCCTTGCCGAAGATGGCCTTGCGAGCCATCCAGGACCCGTTACGCATCCGGAGAGACTTGACCTTGACGTAGCAAGGGATCTCCAGGCGTGAGCCGTTCTTTTGGAGGGTTAGCTTCTTCATGCTGCCACCTCCAGTGGTGCCGGCACGATGCTTACGATCCGGTCCCACCTAAATGTACGGGTTCCAATTGAACCGTAGGGACCCTGGATGGTCGCTTTCAGTGTGGCCACGCCGGCACCAGGCCGCGGGTTGGCGACGGTGTAGGCGATGGTTCGCCCGGTTTTCCGACCATTGTGAGTGGCCGGCCGATAAGTGATAATAAATAACTCGTTCATGGTTTGTAAGCCGGTCTGGGGGAATGGTTTGGCCCCGAACCGGCACGCATAGTACATACAGTAAATACTGCAGTCAAGAAATAATCTTTATTTATTTTAGTGGGGGATGGGACAGGCTTTGTCCTACCAAGCCTGGTATATTAGCCGGGATGAAAAGCTACGATGTTTTACTTCTTGAGGCGCTTTTGAAATTCCTTGAGTGCGGCCCTCATGCCAGCGATCTTCTCATTGTTAAGATCCGTGACGACACCAGGAAGGTACTCGCTGACCAGTAACTCTATTAGATCGGTTTGAGTATAGCCGGTAGCTTGAGCCGCTCTGTCTATCAACGCGACAACATCGGAAGAAAACCGATAATTTTTTGGAGTCTTTTTGACGGCCATTTAAGGGGGTAAATTAACCATGTGTAAAGATCCGTCAATAATAAACGCTTTACAAAATAAATACAGTATGTACTGTCTTTCTCTTTTGAGGAGATGACTAAACAAACAAAGCGAAAACTAATCAATTTCCGGTTACCAGTTCAGGAACTGAAAGTTCTTGAACGCTACTGCCGGAAGAGAAGCCTAACCAAGACTTCCGTTTTTCGGAGGTTTCTTGAATCCCTGCCAAAGCAATGAGGCACGACTACCATTCAGTACCGTTGTCGATTTGTGTGGTCCACTGGGCCTGGGTTCTGTTCATGGTCGGTGCGATCATTGCCATGTTTGCGGGATTTCACCGATGAGCCAGGAACCCGCCAGAACAGGATGTGTGCTACCGCGCACCTATCGGAAACGGATAGAGAAGGTTCTGACCAGTGTGTTGGCCGAGTTTTGCATAGATGGGGAACAGTTGTGGAAGGGGTCACGGTCGCCAACACGTTGCTGGGCTAGATGGATCGCCTGGCATTATTTGCTGAAGGCCGGAATGACCCATAAGGAAGTGGCCTCGGTTTGCGGCTACGCACACTCAAGCATCTCGTTCGGCGTGCAGAGATTGAAATTAACACGGGAAGAGGTGCCGGCACTTAACGAGATGTTCAACGCTGTAGGTGCTGAACTTATTGATCTATTCTAATGAAAACAAAATACCTCACAAGAAAAGCAACAGCCGAACGCCTGGCCGTATCTGATCGGTCTATTGATCGCTGGATCAAGGCCAATCGGATCCAGGCCGTCAAGGTTGGTCGGGCGGTCCGGATTGCTGAAGCCTCGGTCGATAAACTAATTGCGGACTGCACTGTATGAACGCGAAGGGTAAGGGCGCCAGGGGAGAACGCGAGTTCAGTTCATTCCTCCGGAATGAGGGATTCGAGGCTATCCGCGGGTGCCAGCACGCAGGCCGGGACTCCGCAGGCCGGGACGCGCCTGACGTCATCCACAACGTGCCAGGCGTACACTTTGAGGTTAAGAGAACGGAAAAATTACACATCATTCCGGCGCTTGACCAGGCAGCAGGTGATGCTGGGGACAAGATCCCGATAGTCGCCTGGCGCCGGAACAACTGGCCATGGATGGCAATCCTTCCAATGGAAGATTTAATGGAATTTATTCGGGAATGGCTCCCGATTAAAAGCGAAACAAGTAAGGAAAAAAATAATGATTAAGATTGGAGATACCGTGCTGGAAAGCGCGAACAAGAGGCCCTTCACGCCAGCGGCCGAGGGAATGAGAAATGCGGTCTGCGTTGATGCAGAGTACCTGGGTTGGTTTGAAGAAACCTATGATGAAAAACCCAAAACGATGCAGAAGGTCAAGCTGGTCTTTGAGACTGACGACCCAATGCCTGAAGGGTCGGAAGATTTTGAAGGCAACGACATCAGTGGCCGGCCGAAAACCATCGGCAAAAAATACACGCTGAGCCAGCACCCGAAGGCGACACTCTCCAAGCATTTGGAGTCCTGGCGTGGACGTCCCTGGTCCATTGAGGAACTGGACCCGGATATTGGATGGGACATGGAGGAACAGGTTGGTTCACCGTGCCAACTGCTGGTTGAACACAAGAAGATCGTTGAACAGTCAACCGGTGCGCCGAAGACCATCGGCATTGTTGAACGGGTCATGAAACCATCAGACACCAAGCTGAAACCGAGTGGCCATTACGTCCGGGTTAAGGACAGGGACGGGTACGAGGTCCCTTCCACCAAAAAACCGAAATGATCGTAGCAACCGAACAGTCGACCCATTGGTACAAGCCGGACGGGACTGCTGCATACGGATCTGATCTGCGTGTTGCCAGGAAGGAGAATCTACTGCCGTCAGTGACGACAGTGACCTCCATCCTGGCGGCACCAGGTTTGGAAGCCTGGAAGCAGAGTCAGTTGGTGTTAGCGGCGTTGACGATGCCGCAGGACGAACTAGGTGATAATTTGGATAAGGCCGCTGCCAGAATCGTCAGTGACTCCAAGCAAGCCGGTAAGGATGCGGCGAGACGCGGCACAGAGATCCACAACGACTGTGAGGCCATTCTTCGCAACGGCAAATGGGAACGCAACCTGATTAACGACGCTGTCCGACGATGGGTTGTTGAAAACGTGAAGTCAGTCGATTGGTGTGAGAAGACCCTGGTCGACACCATCATCGGTTACGCCGGCCGTGCTGATGCGTTGATTGAACACGTTGAACACGGCCTGGTCCTGGTCGATTGGAAGAGTCAGAAGTTCAAGAAACAGAAGAAGGGGTTCAAGCCGACGTTTTACAAAAAATGGATCCTGCAATTGGCTGCCTATGCCGAATGCATCAGCAAGCCTGTAAGGGTCATGTCGGTTGCAATTAACACCCAGGCTAAATCAGAGAGTGACGTGATTGTGGTCGACAAGTTGTGGGACCAGGAAGACCAGGATGAGGCGTACAAACAATTTATTAACCTGCATTCGTTATGGTGTTGGGATCGAAACTACCATCCGTCCAAGGAAATGTAACCTGGCTGTCCGACGTTGAGGCGAAGGACGCGAAGAACTATGCCGACATGGTTTCGGCCATGTCCGCGACCATGGTTGAAGACCAGGCGCGTACCAATGATCCGGCAGTCATCCTGGCAGGGTTCGAGGGAGAAATGGCCTTCTGTAAGATCCACAACGTGTTCCACTTCAAATCGAGTGAGTCCAGGTACTGGGATGCTATTGTTGGCGACAAGTACGTTGATGTTAAGACCACTCCGGTGAAGCACGGTAGTTTATTGGTGAAATATGGCGGCGAAGCCAAGCCGGCGGAACTGTACGCACTGGTGATCAAATCAGGCCGTAAGTTCACCTACAAAGGGTACGCGACAGCCAAGCAAATGTTTGACCCCAGAAATCTGGGG